ATGCCTATAAACATCCCAAATCTGCTCACGTGGTTACGTATCTTATTGATACCTGTATTCATCGCTGTCTTTTATGTCTCGGATGAGACATTGAGCATGTATCACAAACACATGCTGAGTTTTGCCATCTTCTGGCTTGCCTCGATCACAGATTGGCTGGATGGATATCTGGCGCGGGTCTTGAATCAAGGCTCGGCTTTCGGCGCATTCCTCGACCCAGTCGCAGATAAGTTGATGGTCGTTGCTGCACTGGTCATTCTGCTCAACTTGGGTTACGTGGATGCCATCATCGCTTTCATCATCATCGGACGTGAGTTGACAATCTCAGCCTTGCGCGAGTGGATGGCACAGTTGGGTGGGAGCAAGAGTGTGGCGGTATCGATGATCGGTAAAGTGAAGACCGTGTTCCAGATGCTGGCCATCCAATTCCTCTTGTTCCATGAGCCACTATTCGGTATCTCTACGCAATGGGTCGGCACCTTGCTGATCTATCTCGCAGCCATTCTTACACTGTGGTCGATGGTGTATTACCTGATGTTGGCTGCGCCACAAATAAAATCTCAAAATCGGAATTGATTTTCAACGCGCGGTCTGTATAATGCCGCGCTCTCGGGGTGTAGCGTAGCCTGGTAGCGCGCCTGGTTTGGGACCAGGATGTCGGGAGTTCGAATCTCTCCACCCCGACCAGGTTCATGTAGCAAGAAGTTTGTAGTATGCCGACCGAATTGTGCCCGTAGCTCAACCGGATAGAGCACCAGCCTTCTAAGCTGGGGGTTGCTGGTTCGATTCCAGTCGGGCACACCACAGACTTCAACGATTCAACGGTGGTCGTAGCTCAGTTGGTAGAGCCCTGGATTGTGATTCCAGTTGTCGTGGGTTCGAGCCCCATCGATCACCCCAAGATACTAGCAGTTCCGCGATAGTCCTCACTAACATCTTCTTCGCTGTGGGTAGTTTCAGGGGGAGATGTGGGTGAGATCGTGAGGGATGCATTCTCGGCATACCCTGCCACATATCCCGGCGCTAGATGCGCATATCGCAGCACCATGGTCATATCGGCCCACCCTCCCAACTGCCTCAAAACTTCCAACGGCGTTCCGCCCATAACGTGCCAGCTCGCCCATGTGTGACGCAAGTCATGGAAGGTTAGGCCAGCATCTATCTTTGCGCGATCAAGCGCTTCTACCCATGCTTTTGTTGTTGTGCGAATCACCGGCTGCTTGCGGTAGGTGAAGACATAGCGTGCGTCTCTGCATTGTTTTCCGTGCTTGTCGGTTTTCTCCCATCGTTCTTTAAGCACAACCAGTGCATCTGCGTTGAGTGGAACCGGTATCGGCTTGCCTGCTTTGGCTTCGTCTGGCCATATCCATGCAACCTTTCGATCGCGGTCGATATTGTGCCAGGTGATGCCGGTGACGTTGGCACGGCGCAGGCCAGTGGCCAGGGCGAAGCGCGTCATCGCGGCGAGGTGATCAGGTAGCTCCGCGATGAGTGCGCGTGCTTGGTCGCGCGTGATCCATCGGAAGCGGTCCTTTGGCTCAGGTAAGTATGGGATCTTAGGCACAGCAGCGAGCTGGCTCTTGGCGTGGGCATAGTTGAGTACGGCGCTGACGATGGCGAGGAAGCGGTTGGCGGTAGCCGGTGCGCGGGTGGTCAGCAGCTCTTTGCGGATAGCCAGCAAGACGTCGGTGGTGATCTCGGTGATGGGCTTCCCGCTCAACTGCTCAGTGAGCCAGATCAAGCGAACGCGGTCGGTCTCAAAACTTGCTTTGTGGATGGCGTGTTCGTCCACCCAATCGAGGGCGGCTTCATCCCATGTCGCTATGCGCGCGTCGCCGAGTTTGATTTCTCTCCAAAGCTCAGCACGACGGCGGTCGTGGTATTCCTGCGCGGCTTGGCGGCTGGCCGTGCCAGTCGATTCCCTAATTCTTTGGCCGCCGATCTGCCACTCGCACCAGTAATTCGTCCCGCGCTTGTAGAGCGACATGCTTTTTCTCCATCATTGTTTGGCGCGCGGTATTGTGCGCGCAGCCACTCAACCAGGTCAACGTCAAGAAATACCCAACATTTACCCGGCTTTGCCCCTGGCACCTCACCGGCGCGCGCCTTCGCTTCCAGCGTATGCGGGTGCAAGCGCAGGAATTCAGCAGCTTCAGTGAGGTCGAGGGTGCGCATGGTTATGCCTTCACCACCTCAAACTCGACCACCCACACCCATGGGTTGGTGTTCCATGATCCTTCGCCGTTGATTGATTCCCAAAGGCGCGCGTAGCTTTCCTTCGCGCTGGGTGCACGGAACTTGTCATCTTCGACGTGGAATGCACCATCTTTTGTGCGACTGATTCCTTCCGCCCGCGCATCGGCCTCGCTGATGTCGTTCAGCCGCTCAACGCGGACGCTTACTATCTCCAACAGGATGCGCGATGCGAAGCGCGGCATGTGGATGGATGGTGTCCACTTATCATCGAGGCGGTATTGCTGCGCGAACTCATCAGCTGCATACACGAACGGGCCATCTTCATCCGTTGCAGAACCGATTGACTGTAGATGGAATGCCCAGTTCTCGCGCACCCATAGAAGGTCTCCAACCTTCCCGTGCGGGCAGGAAAGTTCATCGATACTAAAGTCGCCAATCTTGGAAAGGTCCTCTGGTCTGTAAAGAATTTGTCCTTCGTAATCCATCCCCCACACATGGTGCTTGGGCAGCTTCACATCGCGTCGAGTCTGCGTTTTCGTGCCATTCAACACAGCGCGCACCATCGCGCCGTTCATTAGTATTGGGCGCTCTTTCATGTGTGCCTCCTGAATATCTTGGTTAAATCCCCGCCAATGCAATGCCCGCGATACCTAAGCACGTTGGATAACTTCGCGCGCTGGTGGTAGCTGTGGGTGGATTGCCTGAATAGGCCGAAGTAGCTGTTGGCGGTTTCGAATAGATCCGCTGCATCGATGTCGCGCACTCTGGCCATCGCGGTATTGACGGTGCGTTTGCGGGTGACTCGGCGCCATGGTCTGATCACTTGGCCAACGAAGTCCACGCCGCGCTCTATCGGTTGCAGGATGGTCTTGGTTGGGTTGATACGCGCGTGCAGGTTGTCGCGCAGGAATTCTTCGATCTCCCACTTGGCCGCATTGAGCCACTGTGGCGATTCATGCAGCAGTAGGAAGTCGTCCACATAGCGGATGTAGTGCTTGGCCTTCAGCTTGTGCTTGCAGAACTTATCCAGCGTATCGAGGTAGACGTTGGCAAAGAACTGCGATGACAAGTTGCCGATCGGAAGCCCGAGGTGTGCCGGTTGGCTGGTGAGGCGCTTGTGTGCGGGCACTCGTTCAAGCAGCGCAGGGTTGCCGCGATACTCGAAGTCTTGGCGCGGATCGTGGAACAGGACCTGCTCGGCCAACTGCAACCACCATCCGCTCACACGCTTGGCCAACAGGTCGCGCACGATGTGCTTGTCGATGCTGACGAAGAAGTTGGCGAGATCTAGTTTCAGGTAGTGCGCAGGCTTGCTCCAGTTCTGGGTGATGCTGCGCACCTTGGCTTCCAGACGCTGTGCACCGTAAAGTGTTCCACGCCCAGGGATGCAGGCACAGCTATCGGCGATGAAGCCAGCGTAGAAGCGTGGTGAGATGCGGTTGTACAGCAGGTGGTGCACGATGCGATCGCGGAACTCTGCCGCCCACACTTCGCGCGGCTTGGGTCGGGTGATGACGAAGCAAAGGCTCTTGCCTTGGCGATACGTGCCACTTCGCAGTTCATCTGCGAGTTGGCATAGGTTGGCTTCAAGGTTCAATTCGAACGCGATGGCGCTCGGTTTGTTGCGTTTGGTGCGACGGCAATCTAGGTATGCCTGCACCAGTTCTTCCATTGAAAAGTCAGCATGGTCGGCATCGGTTTGTTCTGCGGACGGCTCGCGCACGACAGGTGTTGCTCGTGATGATGTCGTACTGGTTTCCGTTATTGAAATTCTGATTCCAGGCGAAGCGCGTCCTATTGTGCTATCCACGTCGCCCTGCCGATCGCTCAGCAAGGAAACTGCGCCAGACCGAGCATGGGTATCTAGCCCACTGGTATCTGCGATGCGCATGTCGGTGGCTTTTGCCAGCGGCACAACCAGATCAAAAGTTCGCACAGTCATCATGGCCGTGACCCTGATGAAGCGGGCGATGTTGCGGAACGACGCCATCCATTGGCCTGCTTGCCGATGCTGTTGGTGAGCTCGATGGCCTTAGCATACTGGCCGGTGGAGATCAGGCGCTTATCGCGAGACAGGCGCAACAGCAGCTCGACTACTTGTTGGCGTTCGACCAGCTCGATGAGGTGCGATGCTTTCTCCTGAGCCACATTGGCGCGGAAGATGAGCACGCTGATCTCTACCGCTTCGTCGCGTAACTTGCCGCCGATGCTTTGCTTGAAGTCGCGCGGCATGTTCTTGGCAAGGTCGGTGACGACATCGAGGAAGTCGTAGGCCACTTTGTAGATCGGCAGGTTGGTGTGGAGTGCCATGCTGATAAAACCAAATAATTAAATGGGTGAATCAATCAATGATGATTCTGCGGACGGCTCGCGCACGACAGGTGCTGCTCGTGAAGAGGACGTCCTGGAATCCGTAAGCGAAAAGCTGATTCCAGGCGAAGCGCGTATCTGAATGCTTCTCACCAGACCAATACCAGCGCTCTTCGAACTCTTCCTTGAGGTTGGCGAACAACAAGGATTGCTCACGGCGGGTGGGGAGATCTCCGCCTGCCTTGGCAGCGAATTCCTGTGCTTGCTGGAATGTCACATCGTTGGCCTGACCCGGTAGCAGAATGATGTGATGGTCTGGATCTCCGTTCTTGCCGAGCAGGATGCCTGCGTAGGCTTCACCCTTCTTGAGGATGTTGGCCAAGAATTCCACCTTGGCGTTGGCTGTGCTGTTCTTCTTCATATCGATCTCCTAATGACTGAATTGATGAGTGACTAAATGGCTACTCTGCGGACGGCTCGCGCACGACAGGTGTCGCTCGTGATGATGTCGTACTGGTCTCCGCCACTGAAATCCTGACTCCAGGCGAAGCGCGTATCTTGGTGAAGCGTGTTGCTCCAATACCAATCCTCTTCGAAGCGGTCTTTCAGGTGCTTGAAGAGTAGGGATTGCTCGACACGATCCGGCAGGTCTCCACCGAGAGACTTCGCCCACTCCATCTGTGTGTTCCAGTCTGCATCGTCGTTGTCGCCATCCAACAGGATGATGTGGTGGCCGGTGCCGTCCGGATTGATGATGGCTCCGGCATAGATCTCGTTGTCTTTCAGTTCGGGTTTGTTCATGGTCATGCTCCTTAGTTATTTAGATGTATGGCGAAGGACGTTTCCCTCTTGTATAACTTCGCCGGTGCGTATCTCTCTCACTTGTCCGCCTATTGGTTTTGCTGGCGCTGTCAGCACTGGAATGAAGCCTGTGCCATTTCCTCCTAATACTTTCAGAGCTTCAACCTCAACCTTTGCGCTATTGATGATGGTCTGTGCAACGTCTTTGATTGCTGCCGCGCGCTCGATCTCCATCGGGTTTTCCTTGTCACTTAATGAGCGCAACGTATCGAAAAGCACGTTGCGCACCTGAGTGATGTCATTCTGCTGCTGGGTTTGTTCGCTCATTTTTCAGTCTCCGTTTGATCTTTCTGGTGATAGCGCCGCTAAGGTTCATCAACTGCCTTAACTCTGGGGGGTAGTTGTGGATGGTGTAGCGCTGCATGTGTTCTTGTTTGGTGACGAGCAATAGGTTTGAAACATCGCAGTTCTCACGATTCCTATCAATGAACTCAAGCATCATTCCTTTTGGGATTGGTCCGTTGACCTCTTCCCACTTCATGTGATGGGTGAATTTCCATTTGTTTGGCTCGGCGACCTTCGTCTTAAAGTAGCCAATCGTTGCCATCACCGTCGTGCCAACTGGCAGGTGGTTGTGAGGAGTCATTCCTTTTTTGAATTGGGTTGCAACTCCGCCTGGGTAGCTGATCCCCTTCTTGCCTTTGTTATGTGAAACCCTGCCTTTTTGAAACCGTGTAGATCCACCCTTTACACCATCCAATCGGCCTGATGCAGGACTAGACTTGAATGCCTCTGACTTACACAGACCAAGCCGCTTGGCCTTGGCGTAGAGCACGCACATCTTCACGCCGAGTTCAGTAGCGATGTCTTCTGCGCGCTCGTTCGGATAGCGAGACTTGAGCAGATCAATCTCGGATTCGGTCCAGACCTTGCGGGGTGGCAATATGCCTCGGCTCTTGGTCATGCCTTCCTCCGCAAAACCTTGACCAGGCGTGGGTGAGACCACATCGCGGCGATGATGCCGACAGGACCCCCATTGAGTGTGGCGAATATCTCTGACCACGTCATGCTTGGCACTGCATGCCAGATGAATAGATTCAATCCGCCGATCGCATAGCTGGTGATGATGGCAAGCACGTGGTGATTGCCTTGCACGTTGAGCTGCTGCAGGCCAAGTGCGAATACGACCAGGGCGGAAGAAGTGAAGAGGGTGAGCTCGGTCATGCGATCCTCACTTCACGCCCATCATCTTTGATGAACAGATTAAGGTCGGCTAGGCGATACCTTCCACCTGGGCCACCACTCACGCAGTAGGCATCATCTATCGCATATATCTCCACCTCGAACGGACATCCCCAATGACCTTCTGAGGCCGTCTTGTTTTGATGGGCGTACTTGCTGCTGCGTTTGATCTTCGCGTATATCTGTTGGCTCATGCCGCTCTCCTTTCTTCCAATCTCACCTCGCGCAGCTTCTGCATCGAGTTGTATAGGTCGTTGACGTTGAGGAACTGCAAGGCTTCCTCGGCTTTGTGAGTGGCGGCGGTTACAGTCGCCAGCTCGGTGATGTTCAGCGTCCATACGCCGGTGCGGTCGCCGCGTGCGGAGCATTCATTCATTGCACGCATCGCGCCTTCCAGCACTTTGATGACTGCGGGGTCTTTGCTGGGGTGGTGGAACAGTGCGCCCCAAATGACGTTGAATGCCGCCGCGATACGGTCGAAGTTGTCTGTGTTGAAATGCCCAGCGCGCGCTGTCATCAGCGCGAAGTGCAGCTCTTGCCCGAACGAGTCGAGCAGTCCGCGCGTGATGGGTATCTTCACTTCGCGTGGTCGGTAGGGTTTGTTACGCTTCATTGCCACTTTGGTTTCCTTTTCACTTCCAGTCTTCCGCATCCACCAAGCTCTTTGATGTCCGTCTTGGTGCAGCGTCCGAATTCGTAGGGCTGCCACCATTGCAGCTTCACTTCGCTCGGCGTGACGCTGGCCGAGTAGAGCAGGGCAGCGATGGCGGCGATGATCCTCACAGCGTTCGCTCTACCTTGTCCCACGCCTCGGCATGGGTGTGGTTCATGCCGCGATAGATGCGATAAAGCGCCATCTGCCTACGCTTTTTGCCAATCCATCTGGCGAGGCGGATGAGCCAATTCGGATTGCGTCGCTTAGCGATGCGCGGGATGTGTAGTCTTGAGTTCATACGGCCTCCATCGGTTTGCAGAAGATTCTCACCGGCTCTTTGGTGTCTGGCAGCATGCGGATGCCGATCAGCGTGGCCTGCATGGATGAGCGCGCGATGACGTTGCGCACCGTGCGTGTGTGGCCGTGGATGAGGGTGATTAGGTAATGTTTCATGCTGGCACCATCCCTATCGCGGCCCGCACCCGGTGTAGCTTCTCGGCGATACCATCCTGTATGTCGTCGTCTTCAAAGCCAGCCATGAAGTCTTCTGCGATGATGAGTGCATCAAGGATCTGCCTAGCAGTCTGTACCTGTGGATCTGCGCTCATCTGGTTGATGGCTATATGGCCGCGCTCGATGATCTGCACGGTGATGTCGCGCTCATGCTCGGTCAGCGCGGCTTTGTTCTTGATGTGGTCCAGATCCATCACTGCATCGAGCGACGCTTTGATGAGTACGGACACTTGGTGTGCGCTGGTGGATACGTCTGCAATCGTGTTCATGCTGACACCCCGCTGCGCACGATGTTGTCCAGGCACTTATGAAGGCGATCCAAGGCCGTCCCCATCATGCGGATGCGCTCTTCCGCTTGCTCAACATAGAATTTCGTCTTTGGCGTGGAGTTCTTTTTGGTGGGTGGCGCACTCATGCGCTTGGCCAGTGATTCGCGGATAGCCTCGACGTTGGCTGTGTATTCATGGCTGCGGCCACCGCGACTGTAGGTGATCTTCTTGCCTGTTCTGGTGATGAGACCTTGCTCATCCAGCGATGAGATGGCGCCGCTCACTTGCTTCACGTCGATCTTCTTCAGGTCGTCTGTGTTGGCCTGCTTGAGATCAAAGAACGTGAATGTGCGATCGGCGTAGTGTTCGAGTAGATGACGCTTGATGATGTCGATGTTGCGGCTCATGCTGCCGCCTTCTCAAGTGCGTACTGTGCTTGGTGAGCCTCGAACTCTTTCGCGTGGGCAAACAGGTTTGCAGCTAGGTCACGCGCCTCAGTTGGTGTGATGCGAATGTGAAGATGGCATGCACCGGTATCGATGGTGATGATCGAGTATGGAATATCTTCGCCTATGTTGGTGAAGTGCGTCACATCGAATGTGGTTGGACCGCGATACTCCATATCCTTAACAATCGTTTTGCGGGTGTAGTGCTTGTCTATTTCAAATTGCATGGCGTTCTCCCTATGCGTGGTGGTGATTCGATTGCCGCTCGGCTGCATCGCGCATGGCCTGCGCTTGAAGGACGAGCGATTTGTATAGGATGGGAGTGGACAGCGCCTTGACCAAGCTCACGCCGATACGACGAAGCTGTGCCTGCTTGTAGGCTTTGCTGAGTTCTTCTGCGGTGGGTTGCTGTTTGCTTGCCATTTCCGTCTCCGTTTTGAGGGGGTACGGTCGGCACTGTAAAACAAATGTTTTTATTAAGTCAACACAATTGTTTTGAAGCGGGGCAAAATAAAGCCGCAGGGGTATGCCTGCGGCTGGGGGTTATTTGAAAATCAATAGGGCTGGAACTTGCACTTTGGGCAGATCACGACCGTTTTTTTGCTTCTACCAAAGTGATCAACCATGAAAGCGATGCCGATTACGATAAGGGCTGCCAGCCAGTTGAAGGCAAACAGAACAATACCGAAAAGGAATAGCGGAACAGATAGCAGCAACACAGGACTGAGTGATACGGGCTTTTGCTCAGTGATATATGGGGTACCGCACTTTTTACAGTTGTTGGCTTGTTCTATTTTTTGGAGTACCACAGTTGGTGCGCCACAGTGAGGGCATGTGGTTGCTTTGTCGCTGATCTCTTTTTGGCACTCGTTGCAGTTGATTAAAGCCATGATTCACCCTCATCCGAAACTAAATAGAAAAAGCTGTTGTGGTCGGTCTCGCTCAAACTTATGGCACACCGTCGATGAGACCAGTGTTAGGCGGCGTGCCGTTTGTCTGTTGGCGGATCAAGAGTGCGCTTCTTCTCCTGATCCTTCATTTTCCCCTCGGTTATTTTGCGTGCCTTGATTGCTGCGGCTCTGATCTGAGCGCGCCACACATCAGCATCTTCTGGTTCTAGTGCGTCTAGATCATCAAGGACTGGATCTCGCGCGTTATAGGTTGCAACATTATCAGATACTTTATTTGCAGTGGGCGCATCGCTCAGCAGCGCATCGATTGAGACCCCCAGCGCTTTGGCGATAGCAGTTGCATGTTTGGAGGATTCGCTATCCCGCTTTTCAAGTGCGCTGATCGCTCCCTGGGATACGCCGATATTGGGCGTGTCTTCAGACCACCCTGTCAGTTTAGCCAGCGCGTCTTGGGTAAGGCCTTTCGCCTCCCGCAACTTCAATATTTTTTTACCTAGTGCCATTTTCGGACGGTAAAACAACCATTGTTATAAAACAAACAACAAATGTATTGACCAATAGAAAACAATTGTTTTATAGTCTGGGCATGAACACTCCACTCGAAAAAGCTGCTGAGCTGGCTGGCGGACAAACCAAGCTGGCAATTGAACTGACGAAGCTGACCACAAAGCCGGTCACGCAGGCGCATGTGTGGAATTGGATCAACCGTTCCAATGGCGTAGCACCCCCTGAGTTTTGTTCTGCTATCGAGCAGATCGTTGGAAAGAAGGTGACCAGGCAGGAATTGCGCCCGAATGATTGGAAGCAGATATGGCCTGAGCTGAATAAGGAGGCCGCGTAATGGAATTTCTCTGTGCTGCGCTGATTGGCATATCAGCGGCCGTGATCGAACAGTTATTTCTTGCGCATCGGGAAAAGTGCGCGGGCGCTCAAAAGGTGAATCGATGATCAAGTCAAGCGTTTCTGCTGATTGCTCTGTGCATCTAAATTTTGACGCGAACAGCTTGCCTGCGCTGCTGCTGTTGCCCGGCGCTCCGCTGACTGCGTATGCCGTCACACAGGGTGGTGTGATGCTGCTAGACGCGGCTAAGCAGGCGACCCTGTTAAACACATTACCGTCAGAGGTGATCCGTTCTTTGGGTCTATTCCAATCGAATATAGGCGAGAGCGAATCGTGAAGGCGTGCGTTTCTTTGCCGATGAGCATGACCACTTTGTCGCCAACCATTGGCGCTGGGATTTCTTCCGGCCAAGGTATATCCGCCAGTTTGTTTTCGATAGTTAGTTTTGTAATGAGCTTCATGGGCATTCCTTTCGTGCTGGGGTTTAGTGTGAGAACTCCATCCTATCACGGTCGTGGATGCCCTTCTTTTAACGGAGGTGCGCTGTGATTCGCGCCTCAACCAAACCCCGCTGCTACCTATCCTCCCTGAGCGGGTGCCGCCAGCAGTGCGGCTTTGTACCGTCCGAGTCGCAAGCTTGGACGGTATTTTTTTATTCAGCGTTGATCGCATGGCGGTCTCCTAGCACTGTCCGTTCAACCTTATCGAATGTCTCGCGCTGTATCTCGCGCGCATCTGCATCGGCATTTGGTTCGGTGACCTTACAAAATATTGCGCAACGAGCTGCATATTCGTTCCGCACGTCTAACCCGGTCTTGTTGATCACTGCTGCAACCAAGTGCATGAGTGCGATGTTCTGCGCTTGCAGTGTGTTGAGCCGGTCGATGAGTTCGTCGTTATCCATGGCTCAACTTTGCGCCGAAGGCGCAATGCCTGCCACGTCAAAATAAAGGGAGAGATGACATGACCAGTAGCGTCCTTGATGCGGCATACCTGACCGCACACAATTACCCAGGCGGCATCGCTCCTCTAGCCATCCGCATCGGTGCCAAGAATGCGGCAGTCCTGTCGCATAAGTTAAATCCGAACGACTCGGCAAACCACCTGACAGTGAGTGATCTGATGGCCATCATGATGATGACTGGTGACCATAGCGCACTGCATGCCGCCGCGCAGTCACTTGGATATATGGTTCTCCCGCTTCCAACTATTGATGACGAGACCGCAACCGAGGCCATCACTGATACGGTCAAGGAGTTCGCAGACTTCCTACAAGTAGTCACCAAGTCACTCACCGACAAGAAGATAACAAAGACAGAGCTGCGCCAAGTGCGCAAGGAGCTTGGCGAATTGGTGGCTCAAGGCGGCAAGCTCGAATCCATCTTGGCTGCAATGGAATCCAAGCAGGGCCGCCACTCATGAACCATATCCCCGTCCCCCTACTGATTAAGAAGCGGCTCGGCTGTTCGCGTAGTTGCATCGCTGTTGCAACGACTGCAACAACCTCAAAGCGTCAGCCAGTTCACGGGTCCTCCCTGAGCTTTCCCACTGCGGGTAATTCGAACCACGTTATTCCGCTAGGTTGTGATGTTTCAAACTTGGTCAACTGACCGGAGAGCCTGATAGATGCTGACTTTTAAGCTGGAAGGGTTTGATGAGCTGCAGCGAAAGCTGGCGGATTCTCCGCGCAAGTTGGAGATCGCGACACAGCGGGCGATGTTGAAAACCGCAGAAATAATACGCGACAGAGAAAGCAAGCATATCGAGAAAGTTTTCAATAAGCCAACGAGCTGGACTCGTGGCGCCATGAGGGTGAAGGTAACTGGAAAACTTGAGGTGTCAGTTGGGATTGTCGGAGAAAGCCCGGCTGACAAGCGAAAACAAAGTTACCTGTCGGTACAGATGGAAGGTGGTAAACGCAGAATGAAGGGGTTTGAGCGTGCCTTGTTGCGCGCTGGAATTTTGCCGATGGGTTGGTTGGCAATGCCTGGCGAGGGTGCGGTTATTGACGGGTACGGGAATATGTCCGTTGGGCAAATAAAACAAATCATGAGCTGGTTCAGTGCTGCCGAACCATACTCTGGATCGACTCAAAACATGACAGATGCAACTCGGGATAAGCGCCGCAAAGGAACACGTAGCAAGGTCGGGTTCGAATATGTATATGTTCGACCTGGCGCGCAAAAGAATCTGAAACAACCAGGAATATATCAGCGATTCTTTTTGGGTCATGGATCTGCTTTAAAGCCTGTGCTGATATTCGTCAGAAAGGGCACATCATACAAACCAATATTCAGGTTTAAAGATGTTGCGCAGGTTGCGTTCGAAGACAACATTCAAGACCAGATGGATAAAGCCATCGAGTTGGAGTTGTTCAAATGAGTTGGGCGAACTACGACGATGCCAAGACCCAGCTGCAGGATGCAGGGCTGATTCTCGACAAGCCTTTGGAGCTGGATGCCCGTGTGCAGCGGTGGAAGGTTGACGGAGAGGATCGCGAGCGGCGGGGGTGGTCGAAGTTGCGCGAGTGGCAGTCGAAGGCGGGCAACACTTTCATCGTCGGCGCGTTCGGCGTGTGGCGCGGTAACGATGACGGCTACACCAAGATCGAGCTGAGCAAGGTGTGCGATTCCTGCGGGGCCAAGATGAGCCTCAAGGAAAAGACCTGTCCATCCTGCAAGACTGCGGTGACGAATAGCATCACCGCTGAGGATATGGAAGCCATCAAGGCGGCGAACAAGGAAGCGGCCAAGAAGGTCGCGGATCTGCGCAAGGCCGAGATCAAGCGCGCAGCGTCCTGGGCGGAATCGGTGTGGGGGAAGTGCGCACCATGCGAGGCTCACGAATACCTGGAGCGCAAGCAGATCAAGCCGCACGGCCTGCGCATCCTGCCCGACACCATCGAGGGGATGACGCTGGCTGGCATTGACGATTCCAACGCATTCCGCCTCAAGTCTGCGGCCGGTGCACTGGTCGTTCCGATGCACGATGCTAAGGGCGCGATGCAGGGCTTGCAGTTCATCTACGCCAAAGGCCACCCGCGCCGAGCAAAGATAGACCGCGACAAGGAATTCTGGCCAAGCGGCATGGCCATGGGTGGAACCTTCGGGCTGGTCGGCCCCATCAAGCGCGAGGGCGTCATGCTCATCACTGAGGGTTACGCCACAGCCGCCAGCCTGTATGAATCAACTGGGCAAACCGTTGCCTATGCCTTCGCTGCCAACAACCTGCTCAAGGCTGGCAAGCAACTCAACAAAGAATACCCACGGCTGCGCTTCCTGTTCTGTGCGGACGACGACTACCTCAAGCCTTGCCGCGAATGCAAGAAGCCCACGCTGACCGAGTCACCGATCTGCTCGCACTGCGGAGCCAAGCACATGCAGGAAAACACCGGCGCGATCGCCTGCTCTGCGGCCACCGCCGAGATCGAGCGTTCCGCTTGGGTGAAGCCTATTTTCCCCAAAGACGCGGACGGCAAAGACCTGCGCGACGGAAAGAAGCTCACCGACTTCAACGATCTTTTCATCATGACCGGATTACCCCTCACGCTGGCGGACCAGATCAATGCCAAGCTCAGCGAGATGAAATGGAACGACTCTGTGCCGCGCGGGGAACCCGCAACACAGGGGGGTGGGGAAGGCGATGGCAGGCGTTCTGCCGTCTCTGTGATGTCGCTGGATGATGCGGTCGATCGCTTCGTCCCACTGGATGATGGCACCGGTAAGTACCTGTTCGACATCTGGACCAGCAAGATCGTGAGTCGCGACCAGATGGTGGCGCTGCTGCCCGCTGGTGTTCGTGGCGATATAGTCAAGAGCCATCCGGTGTGGATCTCGCGCGGGGCGTATTACTTAGATCAGGTTGGGTTCGACCCGGCTGGCAATGACAGCATGGTCAAGCTCAACACATGGAAGGGGTGGCCTATCAAGCCGAAGCGCGGATCGTGCGAACGTCTGCTCGAGCTGATCGACTACCTATGCAGTGGAGAGAAGAACAGCACCGAGGTCGTCAAATGGCTGCTGTGCTGGATGGCCTACCCGCTGCAGAACCCCGGCGCAAAGATGAATAGCGCCGTCATCATGCACGGCCCGCAGGGCACTGGTAAGTCCACCGTATTCCAAACGCTGTCTAAGATATACGGCGACTACTCCACCGTGCTCAACCAGCGCGGGCTGGAAGACAAATTCAATGCCGACTGGTCGGATTCAAAGCTATTCATTTTGGCCGAAGAAGTCGTCACTCGCGCTGAGATGTGGCACATCAAAAACGAACTCAAAGAGCTGGTCACCGGCGAATGGATCCGCGTCAATCCAAAGAACGTCGCGGCGTATCGTCAGCGGAATCACGTCAACATCGTCTATCTATCAAACGAAGACCAACCACTGCCGCTGGATAACGACGACCGACGGCACTGCGTCGTGTGGACGCCACCTGAGCTCGGTGCGGAATTTTACGACGAGGTATTTATCGAGCAAGAACACGGAGGAATCGAAGCCTTCTACTACTACCTGATGCACATCGATCTTGGCGATTTCCACCCCAAGAAGCGCCCGCCGATGACTGAATCCAAGGAAGCCCTCATCAACCTATCCATGCCCAGCGAAGACCGCTTCGTGCGCGACTGGATAGCGGGCGACATCATCCTACACAACGATACACCGCTGCCATTCTGTGCTTGCGGAAGCGACGAACTATACCTGGCGTACTCGCGATGGTGTCGCAAGGAAGGCGAGATGCGACCGCGCGCACAGAACCAGTTCAGCAGCCGCATGGCGCGGCGTATCGGCTGGGAAAAGGGACATCGCGATCGATACTCGGACTACCAGTTCGTCGGCGAAAAGAAGCGCCAACGCATGATCACACCGTCCGATCTAGACATGGCCGATGCCATAAAGCGCGGCGGCAATGACTACCGCAAGAAAGATGAAGAAACCGTGTCGCAATGGGCCACGCGGTGTTTTTTCGACTTCAAAAAAGCGCTAGGAGACGACCAATGAGCGCACGGGTACAGACCAAAAACGCACGGGTATGCGCACGGGTAAAAGCCCGTAGCGCACGGATAGCACGGGCGCACGGGTCGCGCGCGCCCATACGGGGGAGAAATGCACCGCCCGCGTGCGCGCACATATCTCCCGTGTGCGCGCATATTACCTGTGCGCCCGTGCGCCCCGTGCGTTGCGGGGATGTACCCGTGCGCATACCCGTGCGCTCGCTCGCGCACCCGTGCGTTCCTATGTTTTTTAATCTTTAAAAAAAAGAAAAGAGAGAAAGGGATTATGACCACGGCCACGCAATCCAAATTCGCCGCCATCATCGGCAAAGACAAAGGCTACGTCACGCGCCTGAAGCAGGCAGGGCGGCTGGTGATGGTGCAGACGTCTAAAGGCGAGCGGGTGGACGTGGAGGCCAGCCAGGCACTGTTGGCCAAGACTGCTGACCCGGCGCATGGCGGACAGGATGCGAAGCGCGGCAAGGGGGCGGAAAAGGCCGCTGGCGGCACCTACAACGATGCCCGTACGCGCAATGAGATGGCCAAAGCGCAGATAGCCGAACTGGATCTGGCGGTGCAGCAGGGCAAGCTGGTGGATGCAGAAGAAGCCCGTCTATTCGCAGCCGATCTGGCATCCACATTTCGTAGCGCTATTGAAGCGTTGTGGGACCGCCTCGCGCCGGAAGTTGTGCCATTGCATGACATCGAATCGACACGCGCCGTAATGGCAGAGCACGGTGAGCAGGTACTGGGGGATTTGGCGGACAAGATCAAGAAATGGGGGGAAGTGTGATCCGCATTGTTGGTTTTTCTGGGGGGATTGATTCGCAAGCGGCTGCGCTGCATGTGCGAAACCGGCACCCGGGCGACGAGATCATTTTGCTTAACTCGAAGGCCGGGAAAAACGAAAGCCCGATAACCGAAGCGTTCATTAACTGGTATTCGGAAAATGTATTCCCTGTGGTCCAGGTAATGGGCACTTATGCCGATCTCTGGAAAACGGAGCGGTTTGCAGAGACGAGGGGGTTCAACAGTACAGACGAACTGACCTTTGAGGGAATGATGAAGGTAAAGGGTAGGGCTCCATCACGCAAAGCTCAATTCTGCACCGAGATATTGAAACTGAATCCGCTTCGCCGTTGGGTTGATGAGAATGTATCTGACGACTACGAGAGATACACCGGGCTGCGCCGTGACGAATCGGATGCCAGAAAAAACACGCCTTTCCGCGAGTTCGATAAGTTCTTTGATTGCTATGTAAACCATCCGCTTGCCGACTGGAGCAAGAAGATGTGTTTCGAGTACGTGACAGCGCACGGCGAGGAATACAACCCACTCTACAAGCTTGGTTTTGGTCGAGTTGGTTGCGCTCCGTGCATCAATAGCGGGAAGGAGGACATCCTGCTTTGGTCGCAACGCTTTCCCGAAGAAATCGAAAAGATACGAGCTTACGAGCGTAACACTGGGCGCACATATTTTGCGCCAATGGTTCCAGGCATGGTGATCAACACCATGGATGATGTGCTGGAATGGTGCACGACTGCGCACGGCGGTCGCCAGCAGGACTTTATCAAGATCGTGGAAGAAAGGCCGAGCTGCGAATCTAAGTTCGGGTTGTGTGAATGAACGCCCCCCTAACCCAATCTGCCCGCACTGTTATGGCCGCCGCCGCATCCCGCGCCGTGCGCCCGCGCGACCGCCTGCTACCAAGCCAATGGGCGGACAAGCACCGCGTGCTTTCCACCAAAGGCAGCAACGAGTCCGGCCAATGGCGCACGTCGCGCAACCCCATGCTGCGCGAGATCATGGATTGCATGTCGCCGCATTCTCCGGTGCGCGAAATCTCCATCATGAAATCGTCGCAGGTGGGGGTGACGGAAGGGCCATTCATCTCGGCGATTGGTTTCTACATGGACCACTCTCCGTGCCCGATGATGGTGTTGATGCCGACGCTGGAAGCGCGCGACACCTGGAAGGTACAGAAACTCAATCCGATGCTGACCGATACCACCTGCATCCGAGATCTTCTGGGCGGGATGAAGTCGCGCGACGCATCGAATAGCAAAGACGTGATAGAAGGCCCCGGATTTATACTTTTCCTCGCCGGTGGTAATTCACCCAACAGCTACGCACAAAAGTCTGCCAAGGTGGTGATGCTGGACGATCTGGACCGATTCCCCGCTGAAGTTGGCGACGAGGGAGATCCAGTTGAGCTTGGCCGTGGTCGCATGAAGTCGTTCCCCAATAGTTATAAATTTCTCAAGGCCAGCACCGGTACGATAAAAGGCGCATCGCTGATCGAGCGTGAATTCGAGGCGGGCGATATGCGCCGCTACCACATGGCCTGCCCGCACTGCGGCGAGCGCCAAGTGCTGCGCTGGAGCAACGTGAAGGCGAACGCACAGCTCACCGAGGCGTGGTATGAGTGCGAGCATTGCGGCAGTTGCATCGAAGAACACCACAAACCAAAGATGTTGGCTGACGGCATCTGGATACCCGAGCATCCCGAGCGCAAAAAGCACCGCAGCTACCACATCAGCGCGATATACGCGCCAATCGGCCTGGGCCCATCGTGGCTCGATCTGGTCATCCAGTTTAGACGTGTGCACAAAGATCCTGTGCAGCTCAAGACCTTCGTCAATCAGAACCTCGGCGAATCGTGGGAAGACCAGACCGACAAACTCAAATCCAACGAGCTGGAAAAGCGCGCTGCCGAATACGGCATGGGCATCATCCCGCCCGGCGTGCTCGCCATCACCGTCGGCATCGATACCCAAGACAAATGGCTGGCCATCACCCTGCTGGGCTGGGGCGCACCTGCGCACGAACACGGCCCCGCGCGACTATGGATACTGGACTGGACCGAGATCCAAGGCGACACCACCAGCCCGCAGGTGTGGAACGAACTTGAAGCCTATCTGCACCGCCCGCTGGTCAACAGCTTCGGCAAAGAGATGCGCATCCGCGCCGCTGCCATCGACTCGCGCGGCCACCGCACCGAAGAAGTCAAAAACTTCGTCATGCGTACCAGCCTCAAGATTCCCGTGTATTCCGTGCAGGGCGCCACCAACCGCATCGGCCGCGCCATCGCGCAGAGCGGCAGCAGCCCGAGCAAGACTCGCACCGGCAAAACCATCCGCCACGGCTACATGGTGTGGAACGTGGGAACTGAATACTGCAAGGACCACATATTCGCCAACCTCACCGCCGATGGCGAGCGCCAGCCCGGTGAGCGCGTCTTCAACTTCCCGCAGGGGCTCACCACCGAATACTTCGACGGCCTACTCTCCGAAGTCTACGACCCGGAGAAGAAGCGCTACATCCAGCGCCTGGGGGCAAAACACAAACGCAATGAGCCGCTAGATACCTGCGTGTATGCCTGGGCAGTTGGCCACCACCGCGATGTGAACATTGGGCGCGGCAGGGCGGGGCGTCCGGATGCGAAGTATTGGACTCGGTTGGAGGCGATGCTGGAAAACGGCGCGGCGATCTATATTCCTGCCGCAGAGGCGGGCGGCGAGGTGGTTGTGCAGACGCCTGCGCCCTCCGCGCCCTCCGCCGCAGGCCACAGCGTCAGCGGTGGTCGCATCTCGCTTGGTAGTGGCGGAAGGTTCGGTAAAAAATGAGCCAAGACGAAGATTTCCTGCGGCAGGTGCTCAAGTTGGTGATGGCCGCTGCGCCATCGTTCAGCGAAGAGCAGGCGCTGCAAGTCGAGCAACAGGTCCGGCGCGACTGGGGCGGAGAGCGGCCGTTCATCGCCAAGCGCGGCCCACTGCTCAAGGACGCGCGCGTCCGGGTCATTGCGCAAGTTGGCACCAAACCGGACAGCGACATCATCCGCGAAAACGGCATCAGCCGCCGCACCATGTACAACTGGATCAAGAAAGGGAAAGACAATGGCTGACGTAATCGATCAAGGTAGCGAATGCACGCCATGCAGCAGAGAATATGCCTGCGGGCAGCGCTGGCGACTGCGACTTATGCGGCGAACACAGTATGCGGCTAGTGCAGGGCGCCTGCGCACCATGCCGCGATAAATATGCGCTGCCGTGAATCCTTGCTACACCTGCCAGCACAGGCGCTGCAAAGAGCAAGTGAAGGCGCGGGGCTATGCCGTGGTATGGGGTTGTGGAAAAAAAGGAATTCGTTTCGGCTACCAGTTTCAATACGAAGCTGGCGAGAACATGCCAAGCAAGTGTGCGGAGTGGATGGGCTTGTCGTTTCTGATTGAGCCAGTGCAAAACGCGCCTTAATTTTGCACAAGCATCTGGCCATGATGCCTCATGGCCGGAATCACCCTCGCACAAGCACAAACCCAGCTCGACAGCTACCTGGCTGCCGAGACGCGCGTCCTTTCCGGTCAGTCCTACGAGATCGCCGGGCGCAGGCTTAACCGCGCCAATCTGGCCGAAATTCAGGCCGGCATCAAAATCTGGAACGAGCGCGTCCAGGCGCTCACCCAATCCGCGCAAGGCCGCAGCCGCGCCATCACGGTGTCTCCGCGATGAAAGACAAAACCAAACAACCCAGCCTCGCCCACCAGATCGGCAGCGCGCTCGACCGCGTCATCGGCATAGCCGCACCCAAGACCGCCGCCCGCCGCATGCAGGCGCGCGGCATCATGGCGATGGCAGACGGCTACCACGGCGGGAGACAGGATCGAGCCGCCTTGCGCAACTGGCGCCCCGGCGCAGGCTCGGCCAATGCCGACACCACATTCGACCGCACCGACCTGCGCGCCCGCTCGCGCGATCTGGCGCGCAACAACCCAACTGCCTGCGCCGCCATCAACGCCAACGTCACCAGCGTCATCGGTACCGGCCTATCCATGCGCCCGCGCATCGATGCCAAGACGCTTGGAATCACCGACGAAGAGGCCGAAGACTACGAAGACCAGATCGAGCGCGAGTGGAAGCTATGGGCCGAAAGCCAAAACTGTGACGCCGCGCGCACGCTGGATTTTTACGGCCTGCAAGAACAAGCATTCCGCGCCATGCTCGAATCCGGCGACACTTTCGCCGTATTGCCCAGCATTCAGCGCAAGCAAACCCCCTATACTCTGGCGGTGCAACTCATCGAAGCCGACCGCATCAGCAACCCGAGCTGGGGAGCTGACACACAAAGCATGGTCGGCGGTGTCGAGTTCGATACCTACGGCGCACCCAAGCAATACCACATCAGCGACAAACACCCCGGCGACATCAACCGCGCCGGGTTGAGCTGGAAACCATACCTCGCATTCGGCGCCAACACCGGCCGCCGCAACGTGCTGCACCTGTTCGAGCAACTGCGCCCCGGCCAAGCGCGCGGCGTGCCGTTCCTGTCTCCGGTGATCGAGCCGCTGCGCCAGCTCGGCACCTATACCGATTCCGAACTGCAGGCCGCCGTGATCAGCGGCGCGTTCTCCGTGTTCATCAAGATGGATCCGGATGCATTCCAAGGCTTGTTCAACGAAGAAGCGCAGCAGACTGTCATCAACGCCGCCAGCAAATGGGACGGCAACATCTCCGGCGGCAAGGCCGTCAACCTGCTCCCCGGCGAAGAAGTCTCCAGCGCCAACCCCGGTAGACCCAACGCCCAGTTCGATCCATTCGTCGCCGCCATCTTCAAGCAGATCGGTATGGCGCTGGAGCTGCCGCTCGAAGTGCTCACCATGTCATTCGCCAGCAGTTACAGCGCAGCCCGTGCCGCGCTGCTCATCGCCTGGCGCGTGTTCTACAAACGCCGCACCTTCATGGCCACGCGCTTCTGCCAGCCGGTGTACGAAGAGTTCCTTGCCGAAGCCGTCGCCATGGGCCGCCTGCCGCTGTTCGGTTTCTTCTCCGACCCGCTCATGCACAAAGCCTGGTGCAGCGCCGAATGGGCAGGCGACGGCCCCGGCAGCATCGACCCACAGAAAGAAGTGGGCGCCGCCAAAGAGCGCGTGCAGCTCGGCATCAGCACGCTGGACGCGGAATCCATCCGCTACGACGGCATCGACTGGGAAACCAAACACCGCCAGCAAGTCAAGGAATACACCACCCGCCGCGCCGCCGGTCTGCCAGATCCGGGCGCAGCGCAGGCGTCTGCACCGATGGCTGCGGAAGTTGAGCCGGATGCGGATGAAGCAGACGAAACGAACGAAGCGGATGAGACCGGTTCGGGGGGGGGGTGAGATGTCACCAGACAAGGCAAAACAAATGGCTGACGCAATCGGTGTCGCTGTCCGCGCCGGTGTGGTCACACCGCAGATTGAGGACGAAAAAGAGTTCCGCAAAAAAGCCGGGCTCGCCGAGATGTCCGCCGAGGTGGTCGAGAAATGGAAACAGGACGGCGGCGTGCGCGCGCCGATCACGCTGGCGAATTCTGCCGCGAACGCGCCAGCGCCTGCCGTTCCGCCGGAAGACGCAGATGCTTAATGCCAGTGCAAAACGCGCCTTAATTTTGCACAGACTACCCCATAGGATGCCCACATGAAAATCCTCGACGTCCTCACTTCACCCTGGGCCATTCAGCCTTCCAAGCTGTTGGAGATCCAGGGCATCTATGCCACGCACCTGCGCGGCCAGAAGATCGATCTCAAGGGCGTGGAAGCCGCGATCGGCCGCCCGCTCAACAACCAATCCCAAGGCTACGAAGTCATCGACGGCGTGGCCGTGTTGCCCATCACCGGCGTGATCAGCAAGCGCATGAACCTGTTTGCGCAGATCAGCGGCGGTGTCAGCACCGAGCTGGTAGCGCGCGACCTCAAGGCGGCGATCAACGACCCGGCAGTCAAGGCCATCATCCTGCAGATCGATTCCCCCGGCGGAACGGTGGACGGCACCGAGACGTTGGCCAACCTGGTGCGCGAAGCGCGCGCCACCAAGCCGACCGTCGCCTTTGCCGACGGCATGATGGCCTCCGCCGCCTACTGGATCGGCTCCGCCGCCAGCGAGATATACATCTCCGACAGCGTGGCGCAGATCGGCAGCATCGGCGTCGTCGCCACCCATCAAGACATCAGCGCCGCCGAAGCCGCGCGCGGCGTTAAGACCACTGAGATCACCGCCGGCAAGTTCAAGCGCGCGGCCAGCCAGTTCGCGCCGCTCACAGAGAGCGGTCGCCAAACCATACAAGATCAGGTCGACACAATTTATTCGGTCTTCGTGCAGACCGTCGCGGACAACCGTGGCGTGAGCGTGGAGACCGTGCTCGAAAACATGGCTGATGGACGAGTGTTCATCGGTCAGCAGGCGGTTGACGCGGGGCTGGTGGACGGTGTTTCCACTCTCGACGCGCTGATCGCCAAACTCAGCCAGCAGGGCGCTGGCGCACTGGTTTCCGCAAGGAAGACCGCAGCAATCACACAGCCCGCAATTGCGGCTGAGTCATTAACCACACAAGGAGAATATCCAATGGGTATCACCAAAGAACAACTGCTGGCCGATGCGCCGGACGTTGCCAAGGCGCTCATCGCCGAAGGCAGCGCCACCGGTGCAACCGCCGAGCGCGAGCGCATCCAGTCCGTCATGGCGCAAGCCATGCCCGGCCACGAAGCTCTGATCAACTCGCTGGCATTCGACGGCAAGACCACCGGCCCCGAAGCCGCCGTCGCCGTGCTGGGCGCCGAGCGCAGCCTGCGCGACAAAGCCCTGGGCGACCGTCGTGCCGACGCACCCGCTGCCGTGCCGCATGCGGCTGCGCCGAGCGACGCAGCGAAGCCCGCTGCCGCAGAAGACGCCAGCCTGCCGTTCGAAGAGCGCGCCAAAGCCAAGTGGGATGCTTCCGCTGAGTTGCGCACCGAGTTCGGCGCATACGAAACCTATCTTGCCTATGCCAAAGCGCACGACGCCGGCACGGTCAAGGTTCTATCCAAGTAAAGGAGAAAAGACATGAAAAAAGTATTCTGGATGTTCACTCTGATCGTAGCCATGGTGATGGCCGCGTTTTCTTTCCCAGCAGCGGCAGACACCATCGCCGCCGTCTCTGTTTCGGCTCTGGATTACTTCCATAGCGCCGATCTCAGCGGCTTGTCGATGTTGGCAGGCGTGGGCATGACAACCCTCGCAGCCAATTCCCCACGCGCTTACGAGCTGGGTGAGCGCAACCACTTACCGGTGATCGCATCAGACATCATCTACGAAGGTGCAGCAGTCGGCCTCGTGGATGCTTCCGGCCACGCCCGTCCGCTGACCTCGGCTGACAAGTTCGTCGGCTTCGCAGTTGCCAAGGCGGACAACTCCGCCGGTGCCGCCGCAGCCGTCAACGTCGAAGTCGTGCAGTCCGGCGAGATCGAGCTGTCGGTCTCCGGAGCGGTCATCACCGACGTGGGCCAGCCCGTCTACGCCACCGACGACGACACCTTCGTGTTCCTGCCGGTCGGCGCCGTGTTTATCGGCTACGTCAAGCGTTACGTCTCCAGCGGTGTCGTGGTCGTGGGCTTCGATGCTCCCGACTACAAAGACCCCTACGGCGACAGCGTGCGCGAGACGGTTTCCGCCGATCTCACGCTGGACATTCAGGACACCGGCAAGACGCTGTTCGTCGATACCGACGCCAAGACCATCACCCTGCTGACCTACGCCGCCGCCACCGCGCTGCGCGTCAAGGTAGTGAACATCGGCGCATTCGGCACCGTAGCGGTCGCCATCGATCCGGCTGCAGGCGATCTGATCTCCGGCCCGAACGACACCGGCGCAGACGGCGGCGTGATGACCAACACCAAAGCCACCGCACGTCGCGGCGACTACGCGGTCATCAGCTCCGGCGGCGACGACGGCTACATGGTCGAACAGGTGCGCGGCATCTGGACCATCGCTTAATAACCGATAACCACGAAAGGAAAACAAAATGGATCAATCTCTTCTCTCCTCGCGTGCCGTTATCGGCATGTACTACGAGGCACTCGCAGCCGCCAACGGTATCAAATGGATCGACGGCATTTCCAACCTTTTCGGCTCCGACCAGGAATCGGAAACTTACCCGTGGCTGGGCATGCCGCCCGCCATGCGCGAATGGATCGGCGGTCGTCAGGCCAAGGGTCTGTCCGGCAATAGCATCAACATCATCAATAAGCACTTTGAAGCGACGATGGCTGTTGCGCTCAAAGATATGCGCCGCGACAAGACCGGCCAGCTCAAGGCGCGCCTGACTGAGTTTGCAACACGCGGCCAGACGCACTACGCCAGTCTGCTGTCCACACTGATCGCCAACGGCGGAAGCTCGCTGTGCTACGACGGCCAGTATTTCTTCGACACAGACCACAGCGAGGGAAAGAGCGGCACGCTGGACAACGACATCACCACCGACATCTCAGCAGTGCCTGCCGAAGTGCATGGTGTGATCACCGCGCCGTCGAAGGAAGAGATGCTGGGCGCGATCACCAAGTCGATCAGCCAGTTCTTCACCTTCACCGACGATCAGGGCGAGCCGATCAACGAGGATGCGCAATCGTTCCTGGTGATGGTGCCGGTGGGCTTGCATACCGCCGCGCGCAATGCACTGTCGAGCACCAACGTCATCGGCCCCGGCATGGCATCGATGGACGGCTACAAGATCGAGCTGGCCGTCAATCCGCGCCTGACCGCAGCGGGTTGGACGGACGAGTTCGTGACCTTCCGCACCGACGGCAGTATCAAGCCGCTGATCCGCCAGGAAGAGACCTCGGTGGTTCTGAAGGTCAAGGACGAAAACAGCGAACACGCCTTCGACAACGACGAAATCCAGATCGGCATCGACGGCTGGCACAACGTCGGCTACGGCCGCTGGCAAGGTGCCGTGCTTAACACGCTGGTTTAATCGGGAGCCGCCATGACTGATAAATTCAAAGTCACGGCGGTCTCTGCGCGCCTGCACGCGGGTGTGCTTGTCCTTACAAAAGAACAAGCCCGTCCGCGTCGCCACAACCTGAAAGAGGTTGGCAAAGGCCGCTACGAGATCGTCAACCCGGTGGAGTTCAAACTCGGCGAAGAGTTCGGCTACGAGGGCGAATTGCCCAAGGCGCTGGCTCTCAACCTGACCAGCGCAGCGGATGCCGAAAAGGCAGCCAAAAAAGCGGCAGAGGCAGAAGCCAAAGCGAAAGCCAAGGCCGAAGCAGACGCCAAGAAACTGCGCGACAAACTCGAAACCGATGCGCTTACTGCATGGGAAGGCAGCGCCGACCTGCGTGAGCAGCACGGCAACGACTTCGAGGCGTATCTGGCTATTGTGGTTGCTGGCTGATCATGGCCTTCGTCGAAACCCTCTCCGACTTCATCAACGACGACACGCCGGGATACGTCTCGGCGACGGTCGGTGGTGTTCCTGGTATCGGCGGGCTGTTCGATGACAACTACACCGACCCGCTCGGGTTTTCCGGTTCTTTCCCCGCGCTCACCTGTACCAGTGCAGACGTTTCCACAGCTGGGCAGGGCACGGCGGTGGTGGTGAATGGTGTGAGCTACACCGTTGCTGCCATCAAGCTGGACGGCACCGGCATGACGCTACTGCAGCTGGCGGAGGCTTGAGATGGCAAACCATCTGCACCGGCAGATCCGTGAAGCAGTGGAAACGCTGCTCACCGGGCTGACGACGACAGACACTAAGGTCTACGCCAACCGTCTGCAGCCGATGGCCGATGCGAACTTGCCTGGCTTGCGCATCTTTATGGATTCAGAAGAGTCGACGGTGCTTACGGTACACACGCCACAGTTACAGGAAAGGCAGCTCGGAATCATTGTCGAATGCTGCGCAAAGGCTAGCACATCGCTGGACGACACGCTGGACCAGATCAGCAAGGAAGTAGAGACGGCGGTGGCTGCCGGCATCACGTTGAGCAGTAAGCATCTGCCCATCACCTACCTCGGCATGCAGTTTGATGACGATCTTGCTGATAAGCCGGTGGGCGTTAAGCGGTTGCGTTTTTCCATAGATTACACGGCATACAGCAATGCGCCGGATGTTTTGAGTTAAGTAGTACCCCGCCCTAACACTGTGAAGTGCTGGGCGGCTTTCAAATTAACAACGCCGTGAGGCGTCTTAAAGGAGATTCATCATGGCGAACGTAACGAAATGGAGTGGTGTGGCGATTGCTGTTCAGTCTGCGCTGGCAGCGGCAGACACGATCAGCGCGATCACCAAAGCGAACCCCGGCGTAGTTAGCGCTGCCGCACACGGTATGGCAAACGGAGCTTATGCCGTCCACACCATCCAAGGTATGCACCAGCTCGACGATATGGTCGTCCGCGTGGCGAACCAGGCAGCAGGCACCTACGAGCTGGAAGGTCTGAACACAACAGCGTTCGATACCTTCTCCAGCGGTACGGCAGAAGAGATCACATTCGGCACCTCGCTGTCGACTGCCACCAGCATCACCGCTTCCGGCGGCGACTTCGATTTCATCGATGTCACCACCATCCACGACAGCGTGAAGAAGCAGATCCCCGGCATGGCAAATCCGGCCACATTCAGCTTCGAAAACATCTGGGACCCATCTGATGCTGGTCTGGCTGCGCTCAAGTCTGCATCCGATTCGCAGGCCAAGCGCGCGTTCAAGTTCACATTCTCCAACGGCAAGATTTTGGTGTTCACCGGTTACGTCGGCTGCTCGATGCTGCCAACGGGTGGCGCACAGGATGTAGTGAAGACCTCAGTGGTCATCACCATGTTCGGCAAGCCAATGGTGTACGCGAGCTAAACCATGATCCGCCTCACACCCAACCCAACCTTCGAGAAGGAAGTACCCATCGCACTGCGTGGTGGTTCGTCGGACGTAATGGCGAAGCTAACTTTCCGAGCGTTGGAGATGGGGTTGGTCATGTCGCTGCTGGTGTTGTCTGGCCTGCTGCAGAAGACCTGGCTGGTGCGCAAATGGCACTTCGCCAAACTGTGCATCACACAGCGCAAGTGGGTGAACAACCTAGACCTGCTCGACCTGATGGTAGTGGGTTGGGACGAAGGCGACACGGGGTTTGATGTGCCGTATAGCAAGCAGGCGATGCTCATGCTGATCGCAAAAGACCCCGGCGTTCTGGCCAAGATACCGCTGGCGTACTTCGCCGGGCTACAAGAGGAAAAGTTAAAAAACTGAGGAGCGTCGCCCGTGCCTTGTATGCGGGCGGCGCGAAACAGGAGCCGGACAACATCATCGGATCGCTCAGCGAGCAGCTCGGGATGGATGAACCGCAAGAGATCGGATGTTGGCCGGATAACTGGCAGGCGCTGCAAGTGTTCAGATCGATGTCAACGCAGTGGACTGTGGCCTACGGCGGCTATGTGGGTCTGAGATACGAAGCGCTGCAGCCAGTATTCGAAGCTTGTGGCATCAAGAAAAAAGCGCGCGCAGAGATGTTTCATTCCCTGCGCATCATGGAAAACGAAGCCTTGAGTGTGATCAACGAGCGCTGAAATGGCAAATCAAGATACCAAGATCAGGATCACGGCCGAGACGGCAGAGGCGCAGCGGGCGCTCAAGTCGTTGGGAGGGTCGCTTACCGGCCTTAAGGGTAATCTGGTCTCGTTCGCCGGCGCCATCGGCGGCGCGCTCAGCGTCGGCGCATTCGCCAACTTCATCAAATCCAGCATCGACCTGCAAGACGAACTCGGCAGCCTGTCGAAGAAGACCGGCATCGCAGCATCAGACCTTGGTGGACTCAAGTTCGCCGCCGACCAGAACGGCGCGTCGTTGGAGTTGGTCGCCAAGGGCGTAAAAGAGTTGTCTCTTGGGTTGGCCAATACACCGGAGAAGTTCGCCAAGCTTGGCATCAACGCCAAAGACGCCACCGGCGCACTGGTGCAGATCTCCGACATCGTCTCCGGCATGCCAGATGGATTCCAGAAGACCGCGCTGCTGGCAGAGCTGATGGGTAAGAAGGTCGGGCCGGAGATGGCGGAGTTCTTGAGCCAAGGCGGTGCGGCGCTGCAAGCCTACATCGCCAAAGGCAAAGACGTTTACAAGGTCACCGACGAGAGTGCATCCAAGGCCAAGGAATACAAGGATCAGATGGCGGAGCTGGAGGCGCGCATGTCTGGGGTTGGCGTTGCGATCGCAAGCCGGTTACTGCCCGGATTGAATGAAACTGCCAAGGGTATGAATGACGCAGCGCAGTCCGGCAACCTGCTGCTGGCAGTGTGGCGCGGATTAGCTGGTATGGCAAAGGTTCCATATGACCTGTTGTTCCCGCCGGAAGACCTGAAAAAGTCTCTCGAATCTGCCAACCGCCTCAAAGAACTTCAAAGCGAGCTTTCCGGCATCGAGGCGTATCTAAAACGCACCAGTGGTCGCGGTGAGGGCCTGATCGGCAAATGGCTGCACGGCTCTCCGCAAGAGATGCAGCAGCGCGCAACCGTGTTGCGCAACCAGATCGAGACGATCAAGAAGCATGCTACTGAGTTGGATAAGCCGATAGGTGGTCGAGACAAGCCAAAAACCACCCCGCAAGCCGTTACCGACCTGCTCAATTCCAGCCAAAAAGACGGCCTGCAAGTCGTCATCGCGCTAGAGCGTGAATACCAGAACGAACTAGCCAAGCGCAGCGAAGCGATTAATGCGCCGCTACTGAGCGCCAGCGAAAAAGACCTGGCAGAAGCGCTGCGCGCGACACATAAGCGCGCGCAGGATTCTCGCGTAGAGCTGGAAAAACAGAAGGCCAGCATCGAGGCTGGCGGCAAGAGTTTTGGTGATTACCAGAAACGGCTGGACGAGGTCTCTGCGGCAGAAGAGGCACAGGTCGGCGCGATCACCCGCTTGCGTGGGGAGCAGGACAAGCTCAATCAGTCGTGGGAATACGGCGCACAGGTTGCGCTACAAAACTATTTAGATGAAGTAGAAAACGTCTCCAAGCAAAGCGAATCCATATTCAGGAATGGCTTTAAAGGTATGGAAGATGCGCTGGTGCAATTCGTGCAGACTGGAAAGCTGGACTTTAAAAGTCTGACCGATTCCATCATCAATGACCTGATTCGCATGCAGATTCAGCAATCGATCACCGGGCCATTGGCTGGATGGATGAAGACTTTATTCAACGCCAACGGCAACGCCTTTACCGGCTCCGGTGTGGCTGCCTTCGCCAACGGCGGCACATTTACCAACGGCGTATTCAATGCACCCACCGCGTTCAAGTTCGCATCTGGCGGTGGATTCAATCTGGGCGTGATGGGCGAGGCCGGACCAGAAGCGGTCATGCCGCTGTCGCGTGGCAAGGACGGCAAGCTGGGTGTGCGCTCTCAAGGTGGAAACTCCGTGCAAGTCACCTACGCCCCAACCATCATGATCGACAGCCGCACCGATCAGGCGCAGGTACGTCAGCTTGTCGATAACTCAGTCAAGCAAGGCAATGCCGAGCTGGTCGACACCTTGCAGCGTAGGGGTGTGCTATGAGCGTCATCACCTTTTCAGAATCGCTCGGCGTTGGCAAGTTCACCTGGGGTCAGCAACGGCGCGACCTGTCGTTCAACTCCTTATTTGGTAGCCAGTCTGTCGGTATCTCAAGCCCGCTGTGGATGGTGAGCATCACCTCATCCAACTCCAAAGAATCTGATGCGGGCGCATGGCAATCCCTTCTGCTGAAGCTATCCGGCAAGGTGAACCAGCTCGAACTATGGAACGTGATGCGTCCATCACCCATCGGCACGATGCGCGGCACGATGACATTGAATGCTGCCGCCGCTCAAGGCGATGTGGCGCTATCCATCATCGCGGCCAGTGAAGCCGCCAAGACACTCAAGGCCGGCGATCTGCTCGGGATGGGTAGTGGCACCACTCAGCAAGTCGTGATGGTGCTGGATGATGCCGTCGCCAATGGATCTGGCGTCATCAGCGTCAACATCAATCCCGCTCTGCGCAATGCATTTGCCGGTGGGGCATCAGTCGTATGGGATAAGCCAAAGGCGCTGTTCCGCCAATCAGCCACCAAAGCATCATGGGACTACGCACAAGGCCGCGCAGTGGGCGGCATGTCGCTTGACCTCATTGAGGATTGGCGCGCATGACCACCACAGCACAACAGACCGCGCTGGAAAGCCCGGTCGCACGGGTGGTGTATTTTGCCGAGCTGCATTTTGTCAGCGGTACGCTGCGCCTGTGCACTGCACTACAGACCATCAACTGGGGCGGCTATGACTGGCTCGGCATGGGGTTGGTCGGCAGCATCAGTCCGGTGGAAGAGGGCGCTGGCCTCACGTCGAGCGCGCTCAATTTCACCCTCAACATTGCAGACGCCTCCGTCCTGGCATTGGCGCTGGGTACGGTGGAAGACTACCGTGGCCAACCAGCCAAGCTGTACTTCTGCCCGCTCGATGAGCAGTTCCGCCTGATCGATACGCCCGAGATCTGCTGGCGCGGCATCATGGACACGGTAGCGGTCGGCGTAGATGGTGAGACCGGACAAGTCACCCTCAAGTGTGAGACCAGCGCCTACGGCATCAAGCGTCGCCAGCCCTTGCGCCTTAATTCAGCCCAACAAAAACAACGCCACCCCGGCGATACAGGCTTCGACTTTTTGAATGACCTGCTCGCTCGCCCCCAGTTGTGGCTCTCTAAAAAGTTCCAACAGATATGACCCTCGCTGACTACATCACCGAGCGCCTGCAAACGCCATTCACTTGGGGTGAGCATGATTGTGTGTGTTTCGCCATTGGCTGGCTTTCCATTGTGGCGATGGAGGATCTGCTTGCGCCGTATCGCCCTTGGACGACAGGCAAACAGGCCGCTCGCATCATCAAGAAATTGGGTGGGCTGGAAGGATTGTTCGATGCAAACCTAAAACGCATCCATCCCAACTTCGCCCAGGATGGCGATATCACGTTGGTCGATGGCACGGCCTATCTTTTCAGCGGGTCGCACATCGTCGGCCCCGGCATCGAAGGCTTGATCTTCAAGAATCGTATGGAGGCAACGTGCGCCTGGTCGTACTGATAATCGCGCTGCTGTTACCCGTCAGCGCGCAGGCCGCGCCGGTGGTGTATTGGGCCGTCTATTTTGCAACGACGTATGTGACATTGAGCGGTGCCGTCACCGTGCTTGCATTAGTCAATGCGGTCTATGGTGGATGGCAAGCACGCTTGGCTGCCGAGCGCGCCAAAAAACAAGCGCGCATCGATTACAACAACAGCCTAAACGATCGCACTGTCACCGGCGTCGCCAGCAATGCAGCGCACCGCACCATCTATGGCCGCACCAGAGTGGGCTCCGACATCGTGGCGATGTTCGCCAGTGGTGCGCGCGATGAATACAAACATATCGTCTGCGTGCACGCTGCGCACGAGTGTGATGCGATCGAAGAGGTATATATCAACAGCGTCGCGCTGGGCACGCTGGATGCCAACGGTGATGTGACCAGCGGGGACTATCTCTATCAGCGGACACTCTCGATAAATTCAGAAGAGCACTCGGGCACAAGCTTCACTTTGGCGCATACGCCTATACCCGGCTCGGTTCGCATCACCTACATTAACAGCCAAGACAAACGCAAGACGATGCCGTTCACCCTGTCGGGAGCGAACATCACCGTGGCAACGAGCCATTCATTCGACTGCCACTACGACTACATCGATGCTGTGCCGCGCGTGCGTGTCACCAAACATCTGGGCACACCAACAGATACTGCCGATGCGGGCTTGATGGCGCTGGGTGTGGGCTGGACTGACGCCGCCGTCCTGCGCGACTTCTGCTACACCGTCATCCGCCTCGATCTGAATCAGGAAGAGTTCAAAGGCGGCATCCCGCCCATCGAAGTCTTGGTGCGCGGCAAGAAGCTGTACGACCCGCGTTCTGGATTGACCGCATGGAGCCAGAACCCCACCTTGGCAGTGTATGACTACCTCACCGGCGAGATGTGCGGGGTGGATGCTTCTGATCTGCCGTTGGCGGACTACATCACGGCAGCCAATGTCTGCGATGAAGCCATCAGTATCGGCGCGCGCTACACCATCAACGGCACCGTCACCTCAGATCAAGACCAGGCGCAGATCCTCACCGCGATGGCGGAGTGCATGGCAGGCACCATCGTGGCTACCACATGGAGCTTGAGCGCAGGCAAATACACCGCCCCAGTGATGGCGTTTGACCAAAGCGACATCGTGGGTGCGCTCTCCATCGCTGCTGGCACACCTGATGCCAATCTATATAACGGCGTGAAGGGGCGCTACGTCGGTGTTGAGACGCAGTATGTGCCGACTGATTTCACTCCTTACCAGAACAGCACCTACGTCACTTCCGATGGCCGCGAGCTGTGGACGAACATCGACTTCAACTTCACCGATGAGTTGCAGCGCGTGCATAACCTGGCGCGCATATTGTGCGAAGACCAGCGCAATGGCTTCACCGTCAAGGCATCGTTCTCGCTCAAGGCATGGCGCGCCAAGATAGGGCAGCGCGTCACCCTCACCAGCACCTTCTTGGGGCAGGCCGCCAAGGTGTACCGCGTCACCGATAAGCGCTTCGGCATCGATCAAGCCGTTGAGATTACCCTGAAAGAAGACGCCGCCAGCATCTGGGATCTGGCCGATACCGTCACCGTCGATGACACGCCCAACACCAATCTGCCCAATCCATTCAGCGTCGGCCTATGCGGCGATGTGCAGATGGTCGAGACCATCTATGAAACGACCGGCAGCGCAGGGGTGCGTAGCCGTGCACGCCTATCTTGGACTGCCCCTGCCGATGTGGCGGTGGTGGACTATGAGCTGGAATACAAGCCCTACACCGACGGCGTGTGGATCGAGTTGGTGAACGTGCGCGGCACGTTCTACGACTTTGTGGATCTCGCTCCGGACATGTATGACTTCCGCGTGAAGGCGCGCAATTCGCTTGGCGTCGTAGGTGAGTACACCGCCATCCGCACCTTCACCGTCTATGGCCTGACTGCCGCACCGGAGAATATCAGCAACTTCAGTGTGATCGCGATGGGCGGCGTGGCACTTGCCGATTGGAGTGTGACGACCAGCCTTGACGTGAAGATCGGTGGCTATATCGAGATCCGCCACAGTTCGCTCATCACGGGTGCGACATGGGCATCTGGCCGCATCGTCCGCAAGCAGAGTGGCGACACTGTGCATGCCATGCTGCCGCTGATCACCGGCACCTATATGGCCAAGTTCATCGACTCTACTGGCCACTACAGCGCAACCGAGGCCGTGTTCGTTGCAACCGAGGCGCTGGTCACCGGCTGGACAACAGTGGCAACCAGCACGCAACACACGGCTTTTGCAGGTACGCGCACCAACTGTTCAGCGCCGGATGGTGTGCTCAAGATTGACGGCGCATCCACCATCGACAGCATTACCGGAACAGTCGATACGTGGGGCATGGTTGATTCGCTAGGCGGTGTGCAGGCATCTGCCGAGTATGAATTCGACAGCGTGATGGATATGACCACCGTCGCCGTGCGTCGCCTGCATGCGCACATCAAGTCGCTGGCTTACGACACTGGCGACACCATCGACAACCGGCTGGACAGCATCGATACGTGGGCAAGCATCGATGGTGGCGCGATCAACGACTGCAATGTGGCCGCGCTTATCTCCACCACAAATGACGACCCAGCAGGCACGCCGACATGGTCGGCATGGGCTCCATTTGATGTGGTGGATTATTCCTGCCGCGCAGCACGATTCAAGTTGCAGATGGTGAGTGGAGATACCACCCACAACATCGCTATTTCAGAGCTTTCAGTCACTTCCAAATTACCAGCATAGGAGAACCAACAATGGCACAACATGATCAAGTATTAGCAGATGCAGTAGGTGCTGCATTCAGGGCGGATGCGAACGCAGCACTCGCCGCACTTTTCAGTAACAACAGCGGTGCAACGGCTCCAGCGACGACGGTGCCTGGACTGACTTGGGCAGATACCAGCGGCAGCGAGATCGTCTACAAGATAAGGGATGCAGCAGACACCGGGTGGATCGTCCTGCCACTCCAGAAGTCATCTGCTGATATTGCCAGCGCTGCCACGGTAGACCTAACTGCCATCGGTGTGGTCGGCATGTCTGCCGCCGCCATCACCGGCACTACCGCAACCTCCGCCTTCACCATGAACGATGGCCAGCACATGACGCTGGTGGCGGTTGGTGCTTGGCCGCTGACTTACCACGCGACAACCTGCAAAATTATCACGGGCGGAAGCTACATATGTTCGGCTGGTGAGCCAGTGCATGTATTTAAAACAGGTGGTGTTGTCTATGTTGAGCCTATCTTTATTGGTCCGAAAGCTGCGCCAGCAGGGACGATCATTCAGTTCGCAGGGACAGCCGTGCCATCCGGATATTTGCAATGCCCGACAGCAGTGACAAATATCTCTAGAACAACATACGCAGCATTATTCGCGGCCATAGGTACAACGTGGGGAGCTGGTGACGGCTCTACGACATTTGGTATTCCTTTTTTCCCTGCTGATTACTCGCTTTCTCAGGCAGTTGCTAATGTGGGCACACAGACAACCGGTGTAGTGAAATCACACCAGCATGACATACGCCCTGACACTGCGGCGGGTGGAGTTCAATACAGCCCTCTCGGAATAACAAATGGTGTGCTTGGCGCGACTACATTCCCAACTAACCTATTCGGTGGGGCGGCAAACTTGGCGGCGGGTTCGCGCGTGATGTTCTGCGTTAAATACTAGGAGATATAAATGAAAACAGTTTACTTGCAAGACGGAACACAATACAACGCGCAAGAATGCCCTATTGAGAAAGGAATATATTTAATTCCAGAGGGCGCAACAGAAATACCTCCTCCAGTATTGGCTGATGGCGAGACTCTCGCGCTTATTGGAGGCGCTTGGGTCGTCACGCCTGCGACACCGCCAACGCCTCCAACCATCGAGCAGCGGCTCGCAGCACTTCAGCAAGATGTGCAGAACCATCTTGACGCCACTGCGCAAGCGCGTGGATACGACAACATCATTTCCGCATGCAGCTACGCCGGTGCGCCGAATCCGTTCCAAGCTGAGTCTGTCGCATTCATCGCCTGGCGTGGTGATGTTTGGACGAAGTGCTACGCACAACTAGCAGCGTTCCAGTCCTCCCCGAATTCCACCATCCCAACAACTGCCGAGCTGATCGCTTCGTTGCCGTTGTTCGTGGGGTAGTTATGAGTGTGGAGATCATCATCTATGCGCTGCTACTTCTAGCCATTGTTCGGCTGTGTCGGTTCGCTAGTTAAGGAGTATTGAATGTCTTCCTGTGACAAAAATCACACAAATTAAAGGGGAAAGAAAATGCCGGAGAAAGACCCGCAGACGTGGAGCTTGGCTACATGGGCGTTGTTGGTAGTGATGATCTTATTGGGTGGCATCACCAGTTGGTATCGCCGCGTGAAAGAAGGCCACGCACGCGCATTCAATCTGATCGAGCTGGTGGGCGAGTTTGCCATTAGTGGTTTAGTTGGGTTCTCCGGCTTTGTCGTCGCCCAGAACTACATCGGCAACGATGGTATGGCGGCCGCTGCGGCAGGCATCTCTGCCCACTTCGCCACGCGCTTGCTGTTCAGCGCGGAAGGATTGATCGAGATTGGCGCGAAGCAGTTGGCTAAGAAGGTGGGGAAGCTATGAACTTCGATCAAGCATTTGAGCGACTGATTGGGCATGAGGGCGGGTATGTGAACGATCCGCGAGACCCTGGTGGGGAAACCAACTGGGGTATCTGCAAGCGCAGCTACCCCAAGGTTGACATAAAGAACTTGACGCGCGAGCAGGCTAAGGAGATCTACTTCAAAGACTTCTGGTGTCGCGGTCAGATGAACGAGTACGACTCGGCCATCGCATTCCAAGTGTTCGACATCGCTGTCAACAGCGGGATAGAGACGGCAGTTCGCATGTTACAGCGTGCAGCGGGCGTGGCAGATGACGGGCATATAGGCTCGGTGACGGTAGCTGCTGTGAAGGCTAAGAGTGCAAGCGATATGGTGATGCTATTGATCGCTGAGAGGCTGGACTTCTGGCGCAAGTTAAGCACTTGGCCAGCATTCGGTAAGGGCTGGGCTGGTCGTGCGGCACAGGATCTGCGCTACGGCGCGATGGATTGTTAGGAGGCGCTATGAAAGCATGGTTCAAAGACTTCATCAAAAACCTGAAGGCAGACCTGAAGCGCATGCACGCATCGCTTACGATCTGGTTCAATGGCATCGTCGGTGGCTTGGCATTGGCCGTGCCAGAAGCCGTCGCTGCATTTCCCCAGTTGCAGGAATACGTCTCGCCGGAGTTCTACAAGCAGATGATGGTGGTGTTGCTGGTGGGTAACTTCCTGCTGCGTTTCCGCACCAGCCGACCGCTGAGGGATAAGTGATGCTATCCAACCTCAAGAGCTTGGCGCTTCTGGCAGTCATCCTCACGCTGGCGATGCATGGATGGAAGTTCCTGATGGAAGCGACAGCACCCATCAACCAGTGGACACCCGCCCAGCCAGCGCCCCAAGTCAAATACGTGCCCAAGGTGGACATCACTCCATCCAAGGTGAAGGTGTACGCCCCCAAGGCCAAGGGCAAGCTCGATCTGCCGCCCACCATCACCAACGACCCGGATGTTCACGTACTGGACACCACCCGCGTCTCCAGCGACGACCATCCCTCGACCATCACCACCGTCATCGATGAGAAGACCGGCGAAGTGCAGACGTATGTGCGGCGAGAACCGTTGCCCTGGCTCGCTGCCGAGCAGCGCGGCGAGCTGAGATTCGACGTGGGCATCAAGAACGGCATCGACACCATAGGCCGCCTCACCGTGCGCGAGGATCTGCTACAGGTCAAAGCACTGCACGCCGGACTACACGCCTCGCTGGATAGCGATGGCCGGTGGTTTGCGGGTGGCGGGGTGGGGTATCGGTGGTGAGTGCATTATCTAAAATCCTAAGAGACACAGAGAACAATGGATTGATGTTCTGGTGTCCTGGCTGCGATGGCGCGCACCGCATTCAGCATGGATCTGGTGACGGTCCTCGATGGGGTTGGAATGGTAGTGCCGACAAGCCAACATTCACGCCATCGATCCTCACGCGATATACCAAAACCACCGAGAAGGGTGAGGCGGACATGGCTGAGTGGCGCGCTGGAGGATATAAAAAGCTTCCTGATGGCTTCTCATTCGACCACGTGAATATGGTCTGCCATTCATTCGTCACCGATGGTCGCATCCAATTCCTTGGAGACTGCACTCATAAGCTGGCTGGACAGACTGTAGATATTCCTGATTGGCCGGATGATGTTTGCTGA